CTGGCCGTAGTCCTCGTCGATGGTGGAGAGCTCGGGCATCATCTGCCCGAAGAGGTTAATGAGATCTTGCAGTAATTTTTCCATTTGAGTGCTGATTTACAAAGTTACGGAGCTCGGTGTCGATGACACCCTTGACTATCTTGTTGACGCCCTTGTCGGGCCCGAGGAAGTGGCGGCGCGGTATCTTGATGCGTCCGCCCGGCTTCTTGAGCGCCATGTTGCGCCAGAAGTCCGCCTCGACGGAGCCCTTGCCGCGGATCTCCTCGGCCTCGTAGTGCTTCGCCCAGAAGAACTTCCGCATCCGCTGCGTCACCGCGATCTGGTCGCCGTCGTTGTGTACGGATGCGTACTGCACCAGGTTTCGGATGAGCACCCGCCCGTCCATGGGGACGTAGTCGTTGGACATCATCAGATGGTTGCTTCCTGAGAGCAGCGGTCCGTACTGGCCGCCGGCGCCGCTGAAGCCCAGCTTGGAGCGCAGCGGCTGCTCCCAATCTTGACCGCCGTAGAAGTCGCCGCGGCGGAAGTTCTCCCGGACGGACGCCTGGACGGCGCGGCCCACCTTGACAGGCAGCACCCGGCGCTGCAGCCTCTGCAGCTCCTTCAGGTCCTCCTGGACCATCTTCCTGAAATCCGGTGCCGGCATCGTCTATCTCTTGAGATCTCGCATCAGTTTGTCGGCCGCCTCGGCGGCGCCGGGGTAGGCTTCGGTGTAGTAAGGGTGCGTCCGGCTGAAGATGTGGCCGTCCTCGGCGGGGTTGTTGTCGAGGCCGGGCATCGGCAGCGGCGGCGTCCATCCATTGAGGCCGGTATCATTCTCCGGCTCGTCAGTCTGCTGCAGGGAGCACTTGCAGTTCCAGCGGTCGCCAGGGCGGTGCTCCTTCCAGAACGGGTGCCCGACGGGCAGCGTGAGTTTCGTGGTCCAGTAGTGCTCGTGGATGGGATCCGGCGTGATGGAGGTGGTCGGCATCCAGCGGACGTTCGGAAGGACGTCGGCCTCGTCGATGAAGTGCTTCCAGTCTGCGGCCTGGTGCGCCCGGATGACGGCGGTGTCGTACTCGGTCTGCATCCAGGAGTGGCAGTAGTGGTCTGTCATCCCCTGGATGTCCTCGCGCCACCGGTCGAAGCTCTTGAGCTGGCCGGTCGTCGGGTCCAGCAGCTGGCCGGCGATGTCGTTCTGCATGCGGTGCGTCTTGAAGGCAGAGAACACGGCGTTGCTCGTCCGGATCTCCTCCAGGAACTCGTCGGTGATGACGGCGGGGTCGACGCTGTCCGCGAGCCCCTGGGCGGTCGCCTCGTTGAACAGGCGGAGGGTCTCGTAGAAGATGTTCAGCTCGATCTCCGTCCGGACGTCGATCTCCTGCTCGTAGATGACGCGCAGGCCCTGCGCCAGGGCGCGGGCGTTGAACTCGAGCAGCTGCTGCGCCGGCTCGTTGCGGAATCCCTTGGAAGCTCCGCTGCAGGCCGGGCAGCTGCAGCCGTACTGGCTGTCGATCAGAACGGCAAGGGATCCGCGGGCGCCCCGCCCTGCGGGGCTAGTCCGAAAAAACGCCTGACGCGGTCAGAGAAGGCGACCTTCCCCTCATTGGCCTGCCCGCGGCCGCCGGGCTCGTTGAGCCGTTCCGCCAGCTGCCGGGAGCGCTCCTCGGCGGCCAGGCGCGTGGCGTCGATAACGCGCTTGAGCTCGTCATAATTGTCCGGCTTATCCACGTCGAAGACCCTGTAGAGGTAGTCGTCGGACATCGGCAGGCCCATCTCCTTGAGCTTGGAGACGACGTTGATCTGGACCTGCTTGTCGGTGTACTCCGGCTCCACGTGGACGAACTCGCCGTCGGCGGTGTTGACTCCCAGGGCGGAGAAGATGTCCGTCATGTTGTAGTTGAGCAGATCCAGGACGAACTGCACGTCGTCCTCGGTGATCTTCATCTGCTCCTTGGCCTGCACGGTGCCCAGGGCCTGCGTGCCGTTGGTGTCGCTCTTGGTGGTGAGCGTGTTTCCCAGGACGGCGATGGACATCTCCTCGTCGCAGTGGTCTGTGAAGCGCTCGTAGAGGTCGTTGGTACCGGACTTCTGGGAGCTCTCGTGCAGGGTCATGTTGGACCCTTCCGGGTGGATGTAGACGGCGTTTGCGCCCTGTTTACTGGCATCGACCAGGAGACGCTTGCGGGCCTCCTCGTCGCCGGCGGCGTAGGTGTATTCGCGGATGGGCATGCCGAAGATCTGGCAGAACTGGGCCCAGTCGCCGATGTTTCCGCGCTTGTAGAGGGCGTACGGCGCGCAGGTGGCCAGCAGGCCGAGCCCGCGCGGGTCGTCACACACGACCAGGCAGTTGGAGAAGCTGTCGAGCGGCACGCCGTTGACGTCGAGCTCGTACAGCAAGACCTCCTTCTTGACCGGGTCGTAGTGCTTGCGGTCGATGAGGTCGAAGTCGATCCAGCCCTTCTCGTCGCGCTTGAACTGGAAAAGTGAGAACCCCCACATCTTGGAGTTGACCGCCTCGCGCACGAACCGGCGGAACCAGGGCGAGCGGATCTGCTCGTTCACCTCGTCGACGGGCTTGCCGTCGCGCTGGAACTCGAACCGTTCGCGGGACACGGCGCTCAGGCGCTTGTTGATGATGCCGGAGAGGTGGCCGTCCGTGGTGATCACGGAGTGATAGATGTCGTAGAGCTGCGTCCGGTTGTAAAAGTCGATGGCGCTGGCTGACTCCAGACTGGCCATGTAGCGCCGGATGTCGAAGTGGAAGAGCTCGGGGCTCTGCAGGATGACGGTGAGGTTCTGCTGCGAGGGGGAGAGCTGCGTGATGCCTCCCTGGGTGATGGTCTTCTTGGCCGCCGGGCGGCCACGTTTTGCTGCTTCAGACATGGTGTCGATGGATTAAAGGTGAGAGCCGCGCAGCGGGTTGGACTGCAGCTGCCAGGGAGAGGCCGCGGCTGCCTCCTCCTCCGGGAGCCTCGGGGCGTTCGCGATGGTGATCTTGCCGGCGGCGACGGCCTCCAGCCACTTGGTGGCGCGTTCGTAACGCGTCTTGCGAACCTCCGACATCTTGTAGGGGTTGTGCTGGCAGAAGATGTGGTAGACGGCGATGTCCACCGCCATCATCAGCACCAGCTGGTTGCGCTCGTCACCGGTGGCGTTGAAGATCGCGTCGGTGTCGTAGAACTTGTCCAGGTATCCGCGCATCTCCTCGATGGCGCGGTCCTCGCAGATCTCCACGATGGCGGCATCGGCCGTCGGGCTGTCGTGCCTGAGCAGCGCGTCCAGGATCTCCCGGTGGATGGTCGCATCGTAGTCTGACTCTTGGATGAATTGACTCATGATGATATGGAATTTGCGTTTTTCGTCAATTAAATAGCATTTGACTACATTCTCGAGCTGCTGTCGACCAGGTCCTCGCGGGTGAACGTGTCGACGTGGCAGAGCTCCAGCTGCAGGCGGCGCTTCAGCTCTGCGATGGCGCCTTCCACGCAGTCCGGGCCGTCGGCAGGGTACGGCATCGTCATCTCGAACAGCTTGAACTGGTCAAGCAGCTCGGCCATGTGCGGGTTGTCCTTCTCGTCCTCGTTGAACAGCCAGGCTCCGTTGCGGTCGATGGGCTCCAGGTTCGCCTCGATACGGGCGGCCTTGTCGGTCTTCGGCCGGGTGTCGCCGGTGATGAACAGGCTGTCCTTCCGGCGTGCGTTCTCCTCGCGGATGAGCGGCAGGAAGACCTGCTCGTAGAAAGGATCCTGCAGGCTGTTGTTCTCGATGAGGTAGTACACCGGCACGCGGCCGGCGACCCACTCCTGCATCTGGTAGTACCAGCTGATGAACGTGGCGTTGGTGCAGTGGTCGTCGAAGGCCTTGAGGATGTAGTACGTGGTACCGACGCGGCCGACCAGGCAGACGGACTTGAAGGAGCTGCCGTTCTTGCCCTTGTTGGACGAGGCCGGGTCGCCGTAGCAGACCAGGAACTTGAACTTGCTGAGCGCCGGCATCTTGCCCAGGGGGAGGTTCTTGAAGATCTTGCCCTCCTGGATCGGGTTGTTCATGTACTCTGCCTGGAAGGCTCCGGAGGAGATGGTCGCCTTGATGCGCTCGATGTGCTCGAGGGTGTTCTTCTGCGGCCAGCTGCTGTTGCCGTCCTTGTCGACGATGTTCACGATGGAGTGCTTGTCGGCCTTCTTGCCCAGGCGGGCGATGACGGTGTCCTTGGCGATGATGTTGCCCTTGGCGAGGATGAGCGTGGGCTTGCTGACCGACCGGGTCGGGATGACCGCGCGCTCGATGAACTCGGTCTTCTTGTCCAGGGTGACGGGGTTCCGGCAGTCCTTGTCGGTGTCGTAGTCGTCGACGTCGATGATGTCCGGGCGGACGTCCTCATTCCTGGTACCACGGGGCGCGTTGCCGAAGCCGACGGCCAGGAAGGACAGGCCGCCCTTGGTGACGAAATGGTCCTCCTCCCATTTCGCCGGCGAAGCCTGCTCGCCGTAGAACTGCTTGATGCGCTGGTTCGCCTCGAGGTTGGCCCGGTAGGGGGCCAGCAGGCGGATGGCCGCCTCCTGCGTGGCGCTGACCATCATCAGGTAGCGCTTGCGGCCGGTGAGCATCAGGCCGAGCTCGAGCATCATGGCCACCGTAGACTTTGCGAGCTCACGGGCCCAGCTCCACACCTCGAACCACTCGTCATTCTTGAAGACGCGGTTGATGGCCGAGATCTGGAAGGGCGCGAAGTCGCAGCTGGCGTAGTTCGGGAAGAAATACTTCATCCATTCGACCGGATGTGCCTCGAGGTAGGCGCGCTTCCGCGCCAGCTCGGCGTCGCTGAGCATTTCCGTGGGCGTCTCGCGGCGGATGTTGTCCCGGAAGGCCTCCCACTCCTGCAGTGCTTTCTTGTCGATTTCCTTCATGGTCTATCTGAGCTTGTCCTTGATGAAGCTGTCCCAGAGGTAGCTGATTTCGATGGCTTTCTGCGCGTCGATGGTGCGCACGTAGGTGAGGAAGGCCATGCCGGCGTTGACGTACTCGCGGATGCCGCTCTCGCTCTCGATCTTGTCGATGGCGGCGGCGAGCTTGGCGAGGGTGTCCGCCTCCTTGGGCGTCGGGATGCGCTCTCCCTCCGGCCGTGCGACGACGGCGTCGTTGATGGTCTGCACGTGGGCGTAGAGGTTCTTCAGGATCTTGTCCTTGCCGACGGTCATGGAGGACTTGATGTCCTTCCAGCCTTCGTCCTTGGCCCAGCGGGCCACGGTCTGCCGGACGGCGCCCACCTTGTCGGCGATCTCCTCGAGGGTGAAGTCACCGTGCAGGTAGAGCTCCTTCGCGATGGTCTTCTTCTGCGTGTTCTTGAGTGCTGCTGCCATAAGCGTTTCTTTTTCGCAAATATTGCTTTTAATTATGGAATTCGCACTATGTAATTTTTACGCAACCGATTTTTCGCGTGTCTGCGACATCGTAATTATCTATGAGTTAATTATTTAATTTTGAAATTGCCGAGCGGATGCGCATATTTGCGACGAGGCCGGAACAATTCGGCTGATAAGGCATACTTATGAATGATTACAGATTTCTCAACGTCGTAGCGACCTCCGGAGGCCGCGCTTCGCTGATGCTCTACGGGCAGATCGGCGACGAGAAGGACGGCGTCGATCCCGAGCGGGTGGCCGCCGAGCTGCTGTACCTCGAGCAGGATTTCCCGCAGATCGACGTGCATATCAACTCCCAGGGCGGTGAGGTGTTCGCCGGCATCGCCATCTACAACGCTCTCCGGGCGTCGAAGGCCGACGTCAGGATCTACGTGGACGGCCTCGCGGCGTCCATCGCCGGCATCATCGCCCTGTGCGGCAAGCCGATGTACATGTCCCGCTTCTCGCGCCTGATGCTCCACCAGGTCAGCGGCAGCTGCAGCGGCGGCGTGGAGGATATGCGCAAGTGCGCGGACCTCATCGCCGGGCTGGAGGTCTCCCTGTCGGAGATCGTCGCCGAGAAGTGCGGCCAGACCCCCGAGGCCGTCCGGGCCGAGTATTTCGACGGGAAGGACCACTGGCTGACCGCCGACGAGGCCATCGCCCGCCGCCTGTGCAACGGCATCTTCGACGTCAAGGGCGCCGAGTCCCTGGGCGCCGCTCCCACCGCGGAGGCCATCTACGCCTTCGCCAACAAGCTGCAACTCAAACAACCTTCAAACACCAATAGAATGGATTTCATCAACGAACTCAAGAAGGTGTCCACCTTCGAAAATCTGAACGAGGAACAGAGCCTCGCGCAGATCCGTACGCTCGCCAATGACGCCGCCAAGATGCCGGCGCTGGAGGCGCAGGTTGAGAAGCTCAAGAAGCAGCTCCAGGCTGCTAACGAGCGCGAGACCGATGCGTATCTGAACAAGGCCGTGGCCGATGGCAAGTTCGCCGCCGACCAGGTCGCTTCCTACAAGGCGCTGATGTCGGCCGACGCCGAGACCACGCGCAAGATCATCGACGCGATGCCTGCCAAGCAGCAGAAGTCCGTTTCCATCAACGACCTCCTCGAAAGCGCCAAGGGCGTCACCGCTCCCGCCGGTGCTCAGGATCTTGCGAAAATGTCCTGGGATGAGCTCGACAAGAAGGAGCTCCTCGCCAAGCTCAAGAACGAGTTCCCCGAACTCTACGCGCAGAAGTTCCAGGAGAAGTTCGGCGCCTAGTCTGTAACCTTAGAATTTTACGAATATGGCAGTACAGAAAGAAATCTGGCAGCGGACCATCGTCGAAGGTCTGTTTGCCGACAACAGCTTCCTTTCCCGCGCCGTCAACGACGACCAGTACGTCAATGAGGGCAAGCGGGTGCACATCCCGAACGCCGGCGCCCCGTCCGGCGTGAAGAAGAACCGCAGCACCGTCCCTGCAGAGGCGCACCAGCGCATCGATGTGGACGTCGACTACGTCCTGGACGAGCTTACTACGGATCCTGTGCAGATTCCGTATGCTGACTCCGACGAGGTGCAGCTGAGCTACAACAAGCGCAACAGTGTCGTCGACCAGGACCGCAAGCAGCTCATCTTCCACGCCGGTGAGGCTATGCTTGCCAACTGGCTCCCCGCCGCCGCAAACCGCGTGCAGACGAGCGGCCAGGGCGTCCCCGCGTGGACTCCTTCCGCCACCGGCCTGCGAAAGGCCATCCGCCCTGCTGACGTGGCTGCCCTGCAGCTGCGCATGAACGCCGACAACGTGCCCATCGAGGGCCGCGTCCTCCTGCTCGACGCGAACATGTACCAGCAGCTGCTGGACGGCATGACGCAGACGCAGGCCATCGGCTTCTTCCAGGCCGCAGACATCAAGCGCGGCGTCATGGGTATGCTGTACGGCTTCGAGGTCATGATGCGCTCCACGGTGTATCGCTTCGCCTCCAACGGCACCCTCAAGGACTACGATGCCGACGGAGCCGCCACCGACCTGGCCGGCGGTCTTGCCTGGCAGCGTGACTCCGTGTCCCGCGCCCTGGGCGAGGTCGTGATGTTCTCCCGCGAGGACGACCCGACCTACTACGGCAGCCTCTACTCCTTCCTCGTCCGCGTCGGCGGTGCTATCCGCCGCCACGACAAGAAGGGCGTCTACGCCATCGTGTCCGACACCGCCGTGGCCGTCACCGGCCTCGAGATCGACGACACCGACGTCGTGCTGGAGATCGGCGACACCCAGACGGTGACCGCCACCGCCACGCCGAACACCGAGTCCGCATCGACCCGCTGGGAGATCGAGGACGACACCGTCGCATCCATCAGCACCGGCGAGGGCGCCTCTGTGGTCGTCACCGCAAAGGTCATCGGCCAGACCATCCTGAAGGCCAAGAACGGCGGCCAGGAGGTCCTCGCCATCGTCACCGTGACCGACGTCGAGGTGACCGCCCTGACGCTCGACGACGACTCCATCACCATCGCCGAGGCCGGCACGCAGGTCGTGACCGCCACCGCCACGCCTTCCAGCGAGTCCGCGAAGACCAAGTGGGAGGTCATCGACGAGGCAGTCGCCACCATCTCCGACGATGAGGGTGCCTCCGTGACCGTCACCGGCGTCTCCGCCGGCTCGACCATCCTGAAGGCCACGAACGGCGAAGCCGAGGCCTACGCCATCATCACCGTGAGCTAGCTCGCGTCTCAAATGTTGAATCGAGCCGCCTCCTGCCCCGCCGGGGGCGGCTCTTTCTAAATCGAAAATTCGTATGCTTCCTAGAGTCAAGATCAACTATCTCAACGGACTGCTCGGCGCGGCTCCGGAGAGCCAGGACGGGCTGATGATGATGGTCGTCATCGGCGCGGCCGCGGTGTCCTCCACCTTCGCCCTGGGCACTCCGTATAAGATCGTGCGCCCGTCCGACCTCAGCGGCCTGGGCGTGACGACTGCATCCAACGCCCGCCTCGTCGAGCTCGTGGATCAGTTCTACGCGGAAGCGGGAGAAGGTACGCCGCTGTACGTGCTCGGCCTCGCCGGCACCTACACGATGACCACGGCGCTCAACCACCTCGACGGCCCGATGCCGGCAATCCTCGCCGGGCTGCACGGCGTCATCCGCGGCCTCATCGTCGCGGCGCAGAGCAGCGCCACCCCGACGGTCACCGAGGGCCTCGATCCGGACGTCTTCACGGCGCTCCCGAAGGCCCAGAGCCTCGCGGAGTATGTCGCGGATACCTATTTCTCCCCGCTGTTCGTCATCCTGGAGGGCCGCGCCTATGCCGGCGCCGCCTCGCTGCGTGACCTGTCCTCCTCGGCCTACAACCGGGTCGGCATCTTCATCGGCGACACGAAGACCGCGCTGAACGGCTCCACCGTGGTGTCCACGAAGAACGCCGCCGTCGGCGTGCTCGCCGGCCGCATCGCAGCGGTCCCCGTGCAGCGCAACATCGGCCGCGTGGCGTCCGGAGCGCTCGCCCCGGAGTCCTTCTACCTCGGCACCTCCGCGGTGGACGACGTGATGGCCGACGTGGAGACCATCTACGCGAAGGGCTACATCACCCCGCGCATCTTCTTCGGCCTGGACGGCTACTACTTCAACGACGACCGCCTGGCGTGCAAGCCCGACGACGACTACGCGCACCTCACGGCGCGCCGCACCGTCGACAAGGCCGCCCGCATCGCCTACCTGACGCTCGTGCAGAAGCTCCTCGACGAGATCGAGGTGAACACCGACGGCACCATGCAGACGCCGGTGCTCAAGAGCTGGCAGGCAGACGTCGAGACCGCCGTCGACCAGCAGATGACCGCCGCCGGCGAGCTCAGCGTCGTCGACGGGTCCGGCTGCAAGTGCTTCATCGACCCGACGCAGAACGTGCTCACGACCTCCAAGGTCACGGCCACCCTGCGCGTCCGTCCGTTCGGCTATGCTCGCGAGATCGTCGTGAACCTTGGATTGCTCACCAACATCGAAATCTAGTGCCTTATGTTCAACTCAAGAGAATATGAATGGGCCGATGTGTCCGTGGTGATCAACGGCATCGACATCACCGGCATCCGCGGCATCGCGTACAGCGAGGCCCAGGAGAAGGAGCCGCTCTACGCCAAGGGCAGCAAGCCTCACGGCATCCAGCGCGGAAACAAGTCCTACACGGGCTCCATCCGCCTCCTGCAGTCCGAGCTGCTCGCCCTGCAGCACGCTTCCCGCAGCGGGTCCATCCTGGACATCACCGCCGACATCGTGGTGTCCTACGGCAACCCGTCCATGGGCGACGTCATCCACACCGACCTGATCAAGGGCGCCGAGTTCACCGAGGCTCCGCGCGCTCTCAACCAGAACGACAAGTTCATGGAGATCGAGCTTCCGATCGTCGCGATCGACGTCGTCAACGACTACCAGTAACCTCAGTGGGGGCCGCTCTGCCCTGCTTATACTACGCAGCACGGTCCCCCTTTTTTTAACACACACAAAACACCGTTTAATATGTTCACTTTCACTGAAGACCAGCTGAAGGGCTGGAAGAAGATTCACGGAGACGATAACGTCTTCGCCGTGACGGCCGGCGACAAGAAGGCCGTGCTGCACAAGCCGACCAGGAAGGATCTCTCCTTCGCCAATGCCGGCAGCTCCAACGGGGCGGACGCGATCAAGTTCTGCGAATGTCTCCTCAAGCAGTGCTGGATTGACGGCGACCCGGAGATCCAGACCAACGACGACTACTTCTTCGGCGTCGTCCCCGTGCTCCAGGAGATGGCGTCCTATAAGGAGGCAACCATAAAAAAGCTCTAGCGCTGGCCGACGGACGTCCGGAGGCCGACTGGATAGGCTACCTGGACACGATGCTCCGTTACTATCTGCACATCGATCCGGACACGCTGTCGGACCAGCAATGGGCACAGGCACTCGCACAACTCAGGCATATCAGACAGTCAGAATCAGGTAAGAAATGAGCAACACCGCGCAATATATCATCGAGATCTCCACCAATGGCGACCGGGCGACCGTCTCCAGGGTGGATGCCGTGCAGCGGAAGCTGGAAGCCACCGACCGCTCGGCGGCCCGTCTCTCGGGCCGCGTGGGCGGCCTCGGCAAGGCCTTCCAGAACCTGCCCGGCGCGGGCTTCTTCGCCAATCACCTCGTCCAGCTGACCGCCGGCATCGGCGTCGTCTCCAAACTCGGCATGCAGGCCGAGAAGACGGCGACGGCGTTCAACGTCCTGGTCGGCTCCGAGGCCAAGGCGGCGAAGATGCTCGGTCAGATAAACGAATACGCGGACAAGACGCTCTGGGACCGCTCCTCGACGCAGGAGGCCGCGAAGACCATGCTGGGCTTCGGCGTCAGCACCGAGTCGGTCGTGAAGGACCTGAAGATGCTGGGCGACGTCGCGATGGGCGACAAGAACAAGCTCCAGCAGCTGGCGCTCGTCTTCGGCCAGATCTCGGCCGCCGGTAAGCTGCAGGGGCAGGACCTCCTCCAGCTCATCAACGCCGGGTACAACCCGCTGCTCGACATCTCCGCCCTGACGGGCAAGTCCGTGGCGAAGCTCAAGGACGAGATGTCCAAGGGCCTCGTCACCTTCGACATGGTCCGCGCCGCCTTCCAGCGCGCGACCAGCGAGGGCGGGAAGTTCAACCAGATGACCGCGCAGATCGCGCAGACCACCTACGGAGCCTGGGAGCAGCTGAAGGGAAAATTCCTCGGCACCATGCTCGACATATATGAGATAATCAGGCCGACTATTCTCACCGTAATCAACGGCCTCACTATAGCATTGAATGAAGTCGGAGAGGCTGCTAGGTGGGTGTCGAAGAATTTCCAGGCAGTGGTCGCCGTATTGGCGCCTGTGACCGCCGCCGTCGTTACGTATAACCTCGTTACGTCTATTTCAACAAAGCTCACCAACGGTTGGACCATCGCCACGCGGGCCCAGTACGTGGCGCTGCTCCTCCTGGAGAAGGCGCAGAAGCTGGTGAACATCGTGATGTCTGCTAACCCCATCGCGTTGATCATCGCCGGCATCGCGGCTCTCGCGACCGCCGTCGCCATCTGCTGGAACAAGTTCGCCGGCTTCCGCGCCGTTATCCTCACCGTCTGGGAGACCATCAAGGGTTTCGGGCAGATCCTGAAGAACTATGTGCTGGACCGGATCCAGGGAATCATGACCGGCGTCGGCAAGCTGGGCGAAGCGTTCAGCAAGCTCTTCAAGGGTGATTTCTCCGGCGCCTGGGACGCCGCGAAGGGCGCGGCCAGCGGCCTGCTCGGCATCGACGCGAAGCGCAACGCAGCGGCCTCTGCCAAGCAGCTGGTGGGCGGCATCGGAAGCACCTACAACTACACCCTCGCCAACGAGCGCGCCAAGGACCGCGCCAAGCAGGAGCTGAAGACTCCGGAGGCCGCCGGCGGCGTCGCCGAGACCGGCGGTGCCGGCGCCGCGGCCCCCATGGCCGGCGCAGCCAGCAGCGGCAAGCTCGCCTCGGACATCGCCACCGGCGGCACCCGCAACACCTCCATCACGATCAACATCTCGAAGTTCTTCGACGACGTCAATATCACCACCGCCTCCAGCACTGACATGCGCAAGCTGCAGGACACCATCCTGGAAGGCATCAACCGTTCACTCGAAATCGCAACCAGCGCAGCACGATGAGCACCACCCGTTTCATACTCGAAGACATCGCACGGCGGATGCCCGCCGGCATCATCCCGGACGGCTACAGCGTCGAGACCCTCTCCGACGCGCAGCTGCAGGACATCGTCGTGGCCAACGCCATCGGCGTGCCGATGACCTTCCCGCTCTACCTCAAGGTGGAGGGCGGCGACTGGTGGCTGCTCCCGTACGAGCCGCAGATCACCCTGCAGGGCACCAACATCATCGTCAAGAAGCAGGTGTCCAAGGGCTCCGTGCGCGGTACCATCAAGGAGCGCTGGTCCCAGGGCGACTACCAGGTCAACATCTCCGGCATCCTGATCGGTACCGGCGAGTACCCGTCCGCCGACGTCAAGCGCCTGCGCTCCTTCTGCGAGGCCGGCCGCGTCCTGGTCAAGTCCCCGCTGCTCGAGATCTTCTCCATCAGCCAGGTCGTCATCGAGAGCTGGAACATACCGTTCACCTCCGGCGTGGCCAACCAGGCATACTCCATCGCCGCCCTCAGCGACGACATCTACAAGCTCCTGCTCCGTAAGGAGGACCTCAAGCAGATCTAGCCATGTTTACGATGCGATTCGACATACAGGTCGGTACCTGGAAGCTCGGGATGGTCGAGAAGGTGACCGTGCGCCGCTCCGTCGAGGAGCTGGCGGACACCGCCCTCATCGAGCTGCCCGGCGCCGAGTACAACGCCGCGCTGCAGGTGGAGGACAAGATCCACCGCGGCGACCGTGTCGTCATCAACCTCGGCTACGACGAGGTGGGCATGGTCCAGGAGTTCGAGGGCTGGGTGCAGCGCGTCGGTACCGACGGCGGCGCCATCA